AACTCGCAAGACGAGATTAAGGAGTTTCTTAAGGCGGAGGTTATGCCTTCTCTTGAAGTGATCAAGAGTGTGCGTGACAACATTACGGCACGCCCCTCTGATCGAGTCGCAGCGGCAAATACTTTACTTGAACGCTTTCTTGGTAAAGCGGTCCAGCCCATTTCTCCCGACGCAAAGCCTCTTTCTGAACAGTCCGATGACGAACTTAAATCCAACGTTGCCGCTATCCTCCAGCGAGCTGCAAACGCTAACTGAGTATCAACGGCGTCTTGCCGTCCGAGACTCTTTCTTAGCGTGGTGCCGTGAAGCCGGTTATGAACCGGCGAAGCACCATCGTCTCATCATTGCGGAGTTGGAAGCATTGGTGTTCAACCTCTTTAAGGCTTTGGTTCGCGGTCGTGAAGTGCCGGAAGAAAGCCTACGCCTCATGGTCTTGACGCCGCCTGGCTCGGCGAAGTCTACATATATTAGCAAACTTTTTCCGCCGTGGTTTCTCGCCCAATGCTCTAAGCTTCGTAAGATGATGGAAGCCGTTGAAAAACGCTATGACGACCTTGGTATCTTGGCTTGTACTCATAACGGTGATCTTTCGATTGAGTTCGGCGGCGCCGCTCGTAATCTTGTTGGGGCGAATGAGCAGTTGCTAGGCTATTCTCTTGCTAAAGACAGTCGAGCTAGCGACGCTTGGACTTGCTCTAACGGCGGCTATTATCGGGCTGGCACGGTCGGCTCCGGCATTAGCGGCCGCCGTATGCACCTTGGCCTCGTTGACGACTTCTGCGGCAAGGAGGAGGATGCGACGTCAAAACTAATTAATGATAAAGTCTGGACTTGGTGGGAGAATGACTTTGTCAACCGGCTCCAGCCTATCGCTGCCCGTGTTATTATTGCGAACCACCGCAATGAGGACGACCTTGTAGGTCGCTTACTAGCTAAAGAAGCTAGCAAGTGGAGGATTATGCGGCTGCGTTTGCTAATCGAGACCGAAGAGCAAGCGGCAGAAGACCCGTTGCAGCGCAGCGTTGGTGATTATCTCTGGCCGGAGTACTTCACCCGCGAACAGGTGGATGAGCGCATGGCGAATCCTCGGGCCTCTGGCATTCAACAGCAGGAGCCTAGTCCGGAGAAGGGGAACTTTTTTCAAGCTGAATGGTTTCAGCAGTACGACAAGCTTCCACCGATTGAGGAGTGTCAGTTCTATGTAGCGTCAGACCACGCCATTAGCGAGCGTGAGACTGCCGACCCCTCCTGCTTCGTTCCCGTCGCTTATCATGGCAATATGATTTACGTGTTGCCCGATGTTGTCTGGCGTCGGCTTGGTGCGAAGGCCGCTGTGCAAGCAATGCTCGACCTTGCCAGAAACCGTAAACCCCTCTACTGGTGGGCAGAGAGGGGTCACATCTCGAAGTCCATTGGCCCCTTCCTTCAAGACCGTATGATTGAAGAACACGTCTTCATCAATATGGTTGAAGTTACTCCGGTCAAGGACAAAGTCTCGCGGGCGCAGTCCATTCAAGGACTCATGGCTATGGGACTCGTGCGTTGGCCGAAGTGCGATTGGTTCTCTCGCGCTCGCAAGGAGTTCCTTAACTTCCCTAACGGGAAGCATGATGACTTTGTGGATGCGCTCGCCCATTTAGGTATGGGGATTAACTCAATGTTCGGTGGGAATAAGCCTAAGCCCGCGTTGACATACGTTGCTCCGCAAGGCTTGCATATCACCATGGGCGAGCTTAAGCAGGTTGAGTCGCGCCGTTCTCGCCTTAAGATGTTGGCCCTTGCTAATGACTAACCTTCATGGCTGAAACCTCCACAACTCCGCAAGTCGACCAGCTTGAGATTAATACTGTCAAGCTCTGGACGAAGCGTATCAAGGCGGCGAAGAAGTTCTTTGAAAAGGACTTCGCGCGCATGAAGGAGAACATGGAGTTTGCCGCTGGCTTACAACGGGCTGGCCAGACTACCATTGATAGCGGCGCTGAGTATATCTGCAACTTCGTCAATCATGAGGTGAATACGAAGGTCGCTGCGCTTTACGCTCGTGACCCTAAAGCCGTGGCCCGCCGTCGTAAGCGCCTCGACTTCGAGCACTGGGATGGTGAGATTTCTTCTGAGTGGGCCGCAACGAAGGCCGTCGCGCAGGGTCAGCAGAAGCTTATGCAGACTGGTGTGCCTGACCCATCTGCCCTTATGGCCCAACAGTTGCTGAAGGATATTGAAACGGGCAAGGCAATGCGCCAGCTTCTTGAACGTATCGGACGTACGATGGAGTATGTTTACTCTTACGAATGCGATTCGCAAGCGCCGTCCTTCAAGTATCAGATGAAGCAACTTGTTCGGCGCGTGGTGACAACGGGGGTTGGCTTCGTCCGCTTGAACTTTTCCCGCCTTGGCGACTCGTGCTTGAGCCAGACCGGCACGGACGACTCCATCTCTATGCGTGAGAAGCGGGCCGCATTGATCGAGGAGTTGGATAAGGCTGGTGATCTTACTGAAGACGATCCGAGGCATCAGCAGCTCGAGCAGTTGGAGGAATCGCTTGCAGCGTCCGAGGCACAAGGCGACGAACAAAATCTTGAAGAGCGGCTTGAGTTTGACTTTCCTCCTTCAACACGTATCATTGTTGATTCACGCTGCACCTCACTCAAGGGTTTTATCGGTGCGCGTTGGATAGCGCAAGAGTATGACCTGCCTATTGAGACGGCCAACGCTTATTTTGAAACGAATATCAAAGCGGGCGGCGAGCTTGTTACGTATTCCGAGAATGGCGTCGAACATATTAAGTCTGACCCTTCTGACGGCAGTGACAAAGACCCGCAGGAGAAACCGATCTGTCGTTTATGGGAGGTGTTCGATCTTACGACGAAAAGTTCTTTCTTCATCGCGGACGGTTGGAAAGAATGGGTGGAAGCCCCAAAGCCTGTTGCTCCTGCGATAGGCCGCTTCTGGCCGGTGTTTGCTTTGACGTTTAACGATGTTGAGGTTGAAGGCAACTGCAAGGTGCATGTCTATCCACCTTCCGACGTCGAACTAATGAAGCACGCGCAGAAGGAATATAACCGTCAGCGTGAAGAACTCCGCAAGCATCGGCAGAATAATCGGCCTTGGTATTTGACTGTGGCTGGTTGGCTCACAGATGAAGACATTGAAAAGTTCGGCACGCATGAGACTAGCGAGGTCGTGCAGGTGAAGGGGATGCCACCGGGTGGCGACTTGGCAAAGGCCGTACAGAAATTTGAATCTGCCGCTATTGACGCAAACCTCTATAACACGCAGGCAGTGTTGGAAGATGTCGGCCACGCTATCGGCTCAAACCAACAGTTACAGCAGCAGAATCAACGCCATGTGGCAGCGACTCCTGCTGTGATTGCTGAACAGTCCCGGATGAGTGGGGTGAATAGTAACGTGGATGATCTTGATGACTTGCTTTCGGAACTAGCCCGTGCGAGCGGTGAGATGATGCTAAGGGAGTTCTCACTTGAGACAGTGAAACGCATCGCGGGCCGTGGCGCAGTCTGGCCAGAAAGGAATCAAGAAGACTTTCTCAACATGCTTTATCTTGACATTGTAGCGTCGTCGAGCGGGCGGCCTAATAAGGCGGTGGAGATTGCGAATTTTGAACGCATCGCGCCTATCATGATGCAAGCCGGGGCGAGTCCTTGGGCAGTGATTAAGGAAGCCGTGAATCGTCTCGATGATCGTCTTGAAGTGCAAGACTTTGCACCGACGATGCAACCAAGTCCAGTGCCGAATGCGAAGCCTAAGCCGGGTGGTGGCACAAGCAATCAGGCTACGACAGGCCAGCAGATGCCTGGTAGCCAACCAATGCCGGGGACGGCACAATAATTTATGAAAACCGAAGAACAAGAGGACGTAAAGCCAGTCGCAGACTCGTCCGTCGCGACAGACGTAAACACGACTGAGGAATCGTCAACTCAGGTAGCAGAGGACGTAAAACAAGAAGATGGTAGCGAGTCGTCCAACGAAGCCACTGGTGAAGAAAATCAAGCTGAGGACCAGAAAGACACTCAGCAAGTCGATGAAAAGCAAGTCGATGAAAAGCACGACGAGCCGAAGGTTGATGAAAGCAAGTTGATATACGAGAAGCCGGAGGATAAAGACCTCCCCTTCGGTAAACACCCTCGCTTTCAGGAAGTGATCGCGGAGAAGAACACATTCAAGCAGGAGCTTGAAACTCTTCGTCCGCAAGCTCAACGTATTGCCGCTCTTGATAGCTTCATGCAGCAGAATGGTATTCAAGGTGCACAACTTCAGCGTGCGCTCGAGTATCTTCGGCTCGTGAACTCTGATCCAGAGAAAGCTGCCGACCTAATCGAGCAGGATTACAAGCAGTTAGCAACGGCGACAGGCCGCGTGCTTCCTGCCGACCTGCAAGAGAAAGTCGCGGCTGGTGTGCTCGACCCTGAACTCGCAAAGGAAATTGCACGGGGTCGGGGGCAGAAGTCGTATCAGGAATACCGTGGACAGGCAACGGCATCACAACAGTCGATGCAGCTTGTTCAAGCGGTTGATGGTACAATCGGTCAGTGGGCGCAAATGAAGGCTCAAACCGATCCTGACCTCAAACCCGGTACGGCTGAATGGAAAATGCTCGACCTTGCAATCAAAGACGCCCGTGCGCGAAATCCCTCTATGCTACCGCAGGAGGCGATGTCTTTGGTGGAGAAACTGTACAAGGAAGTCAAAGACACCCTTGCACCGCTCGCGCCAAAGAAAATAGTGACTCGTCCGAAACCTAAAGAGGCAGCGTCTGCTGCTTCGGCCTCACAGGTCATTAAGACCCCTGAGGACGTGACTCGCGCCGTGCTTCGCGGTATGCGGCCACACCAGTTAAAGTACTCATAACATTATGTCATTGGGCTATGTGACGGCGACTGACCTCGCCAATGGATTGCTCC